ACCCTGCTTCACGCAGATTGCTGACTTGAGCTTGACGAGCGCGCCGGAAACCCGGGTCTCGATCAGGTACTTGTTCTGGTTGTAGTCGATGTCGAAGTCGTCGAACAGACTGACCTGACCGCCGCTGTCCGCACCGATCACGTAGTCGTTCATGTTCACGATGATTGCCAACGGGTTGCCCGCAGCCGGATCGAAGATGTCGACGGGAACGACCGAAGACACGCGAAGCTCCTGAGCGAACTGATCGATCGAGCTGTAGATACGCCGACCGAGCGTGTCCTTCAGCAGCATGACCTGCGACAGAAGCGCCTCGCTGGTGTACATCGTCGGGGTACCGGTGCCACGGTAGAGAGCACGGTACTGGACGACCGCATCGACGAAGTCCGAAATATCACCAGCAGCCAGGTCACAGAGAACCTGGATGGTGAACAGCGGATCGTCGGTCGAAATCGGACGAATACGATCCTCGAGGATCTTGTCCGGATCCGGAAGCGTACGCCCGTCACCGACGAGGATGGCCCGAGCGAGCTCCTCATCGAGCATGAGACGCATTTCACCCTTCATCCACGCGACCACATCGAAGTCGGTGATGTCGAGAATATCATCCCGATCGAGCTTCTGCTTCTTGTAGATGGTCTGAGGGCCGGTCTCTCGGCTCGCGGTGGCGTAGTACTCTTCCTGCTTCTCCTCACCGGTGATGTAGCCCTTCGCACGAGCGTCGTCGTACGTGAGATCCGCCCAGTGGGTCTTGACCCTGCTGAACGGGCTCTTACGGGCTCCGTTGAGGACCGAGTTCACCCACTCCGTGCGCCGAGTGTAGAACTCAGGAGCTGAGGTGAGCGCCTTGGCCTCTGGGAAGAGGACATCGATTTGGCTGATACCATGCGCCAAGGCATAGCCCTCAACCGCATCCTTGAGCGAGCCGGACTTTGCAGCATCAGCCACAATCCCAGCCATGTCAGAATGCGAAAGGACCGGGCTTCCAGTCTTCTCATCATCCTGCTCGAACACGTTGCGTGTCATTTCGGTGCCTTCCTGATCGTCGTCATCGAGGTTGTCGTGTTGTGCCGAATCGTCGGCTTGAGCGAGAGCCTCGCCGACCATGTAGTGCAGGACCTGCTTCTGCTTATCAGACATCGAATCGTAGATGTCCTGAATGGTTTCGCCACCATCTCCGCCGGAGTCTCCCCCGCCGTCACCGCCCGAGTCTCCACTGCCCCCGCCATCAGCGTGGAGCAGATCGAACTCGAGACCGGTGTAGATGATGACCTCATCATCGAGCATCATCTCGTCCCCATCCGAGTGACGAATCGTGACGTTCTCGATGAGAGCACCCGGGTTCGCCCCGGAGAGTACGAGACTGACCTCCCGAATGGCTCCGTGAATGACACGGCTTGCGCGCTCCACGAGATCATTCGCCCAGATGGAAAGCATGGTGATGTCGCCGTGCTCGACGAGTCCATGCGCGTGCACCGCCTTGGCTGACTGGTTGAAGTAGCCGTAGGTGTACACGCCATCGGGTCGATTCTCGAGAATCGCGTGACCGAGAACATTCTCGGGATCACTATGACCGTGCTGCCAAACCAACGGCACCTTCATCTGGTCCTGGTGCTTGAAAGCATCAGGCATGATGGTGCGGCCGTCGGAGCACTTGAGCCCCGCCTTTGTGGCGTAGCCGCTGAAATCTGGTTCCATTTTGATTGTCCTTCCAAAGAGCTAAGCCACAGGTTGTTGAACGGGCTGAGTTTGTTGTGGCATGTTGCTGTTGATGAGTTGATCTGCTTTCGGATCGTCTGATGGCGGAATTCCGAGGAATCCTCTAACCTCATTTGATGTCAAGATTTCGTTTCTGGTAAACTTATCCGCAATCTCAGCCATCTGTGATACCGGTACCAGTTTAAACGGATCGCGAAAGTATCGAATTCTTTCTCGGTTCATCGTTCCAGCAGGACCAATGAAAGTCCTTTGCATCGACTCAACAATGGACTGAAGGATTGGATCAACAGTCCTATTGAAGTAGTTAATCATGGTCTTCTCATCGGCCGTGCCACTCATAATCTCATCGGTGATACCAAGCTGATCGTAAAGCAGTTTGGTGAGGTACTCTACCTGATTGAGAAGATTGTTCTCGGCAGGTCGGTTGAGCTGGGTGATCTTCTCAGTGCCGTCGGTGTAGGCAATGCCATACCGGCTATCCTTTAGCTGGAACTCGATGTCCTCACGCCTCTGTTCAGCCTGTTGGCGGCGGGCCTCAGACTTGATGACATAAGGAAGCTGGATGATCAGGTCCAGCTTGCCGGATCCAGATTGTTGATCGACAGCATCAAGAAGGCCCAACTTTGTGATGAGTCTCTGAAGCGTCGAATTCGGTTCGTTCATGACGGCGTAGAGAGGGTTCTCAATGATGGCGACCATGCGCTTCTCGAGAGTGATCTCTTGCCGTACACCCTTTTCTTCATTGTAAACTCTTACCTTTACGTGCTTTGGATACCACGTGATGATTTCACCAACACGCATGGTGACCACATCGAAACTGTCGTCATTGTTGGTATTCTTCAAGGTATCAATGGGCACGATAGCCGCAACGCCCTCGTCGAAGAGGGTCATTGCGATGTCTTGCCGAAATGCTCTGGGAGATTGATCCAAGTTGGCTTCAAGATTAAGTGCTCGATTAAGAAGGCTGTCAACATCCGATGCATAACGACCAAACTCATCCAACCGAACGTGTCGAAGCCCGATACTAGCGACGTCGATTCCGATACGGTTGTAGATGGCTGCAACAATAGAACGCTCGTTAAAATAATGAAGTCTCACACGGTCTGGGCGTGTTGGTGATGATGGCCCAAAGGTGTAATCTGTGTTATCCTGCCGTTTCTCGTCGAAACGAAACGCGTTCCATACTCTCTTAAATCGATCACGAAGTGCCAAGTTGTCTCACTCCTTTCCTTATCCGGCAAGCTTTTTGGTACCTACGCGAGCGAGAAGTCTACCCGCAATAAGTCCTCCCGTAGCAGCAAGAACCATCTTATCGTTATCCATGAAGGTCTTCTTACCAATATTCTTTGACTTGACTGGAAGAATATCGCTTAGTCTGGTGCCACCAATATGCATAAGCACATCTCGCACTCGACCTTCACCGGCTGCAAGTCGATCTGTTCTAGATTGAATTCGAGTAGCTTTTCTAGCCGCACCGCCACGAAGCCCTCGACCCTTAACTAAATCAACCGGGCCAGTTGGCGTAGTTGAAAGCAGTGTTCTTGCTCTGGATGCCTTTGTACTTCCTGGTTGACCAGCTCTCGAAATACGATCAATTCTTCGTTGACGACGAACACCCCATTTCATACCTTTGACGCCATGATGCGCCAAATATACATCTTCGTCAATGATCATCCAAACGCCTCCTTGTTGGCTTTGTATGCAACGTACGCATCCATCATGGCTGAGACGTTGTCGATCTTTTCATCTGCTCGTTTCTTTAGAAGTTTACGATTTCCGTTTGTATCCTCGAGTGTGACCGCGTTTCCCATGGCGAATGACATAAGTTCTTGATCGAAGATCAAAGCCCTTTCTTCTGAAAGAATCTTTAGCTCGCCAAGAGGAACGGATTCTGTCTTTGCCCCCTGAATTACCTTCTCGATTCCAAAAGGACCGTTCTCTGCTTCCCATCTAGTGACGAATTCTTTCGCGTTGTAGGGATCGAATCCAAAGCAACGAACGTCGTACTCGTTGTGCTGGATGAATTCATCTAGATCTTCATAGACTTCCATCATGTCGAGGACGTTCCCCTCGAGCACCTGAAGACTTCCCTCTTGGATGAACTCGTCGTACTTCATCCTCATGGCTCCTGGGAGCTTCATGAGAGTCAGAGTTGTAATGTAGCTCCTTGTCTTGATACCGAAGGCGCCATTCGAGAATGGAAACAGAAATGTGAATGCACAAAAGTCGTCTCCTTGAGATAGATCGGCTCCAAGAGCACAAGGCATCTTCCAAAACTCTCGAGTACGATGAGGAAGGGTCTCTTCGTACGTGAAGAAGTACGTGTAACCCTCCATCGGGATGCCAAACCTCTTCGCGAGGATGTCATTCCGTGCGGCGGGTGCTTTCTCTGCCCTTTCCACGTCCAAATGATAGACATCGTACGTTACAGTCAATCCAAGATTCGGGTTTGCCTTCAACCAGGTCGCAGGATCCGAAACTTCTTCGATGTCGTCGAGCTTGTAGTGCCAGATGGAGATGTGAGGAGCTTGGTACGAGCCTTTGAGGATGTCAGCTAGTTCCATTTTGATTGTATCGCCGGAACCATTACGAACCGTTCCCTCTGAGCTGATGGCGACGATGAGATAGTCCTCCATCTTCGACGCACCTTGCTCGATTGCTCCAACCACATCCTCTCTGATGTCCCCAGACAACCATTCGTCCACGGTAGAGACCTTGGGCCTCAGTCCTTGGAGCTTGTTGATCGCCATAGGACGTACCTCGAGCAAGGAGCCCGTCAAGAAGTTCTCGACACCCTTCTTGGTAGAGGCCAGCTTCACCCGTTGAGCTGCCGAACCAGAGGTGTTTCGGATGGATCCCTCTGTTAAGAACTTGAAGAGTGGGCCCCTTGCCCGAGTGATCGCGGTGCGCAGGGGTGACATGATCTCGTCGGCCTGCTTCATCGTTGGTGCTGTGGTGATCTGGTGCGTCGTCGCGGTGTCGACGTTTAGGAAGTAGGCTTGGATGCAGGCACCGTACATCGACTTGGCAGCCCCTCGTGCGACGATGAGGTACTGCTTGGTGGTCAGGCGCTTCTTGATCATCTTCTTTACGTATGTGCCCGACAGACCGTCAGATCCTGGCTGGTAAACGCTTCGTTCAACGAAGAAGTACCAACCGAAGATCTGCTCGGCCCATAACTTGAAGGTATCTAACAGTCGAAGATCACTTCCATCTGTTAGTGTCAATTCGAATTCGCAGTACTGGATGAATCCTTTGATCGCGTTTTCATCGTAGTAGATGTTTGGATTACGAATCAGATCATCGATACGGTTCATCTCGAGAGAAATTTCTCTATTGACTGGAATTTCTCCAGCTAGAACACGTTCCCTGAATTGTCCGTAGTAGAATGGCGTAGCAGTATTCGATAAAGCCAATTCACCATCCTCCTACCTAAAGTCTTGGAATCTTAACGCCAAATTTACTCTCGATAATCTTACTAATCGCAAACAAGGCTCCTGCTGTTAGAACCGTTGCCGCGACCTGACCGCCTACCCTACTAAGGAACGCTGATGTTGCTTTTGCCCCTTTGTTTGGGGGCTTCTTCTTGAGATCGCTGTACTGCTTCTCGAGATTCATCCGATTGATCCGAGATTTTAATTCGTTGTCGGACAATCGATGCGGTGCTTTGCTATATTGAGTTTTCCCGGTCTTCACAACACGACTCGGTTGATTACGAACTCCCCATTTCTGTCCCTTCACGCCGTGATGCTCAAGAAACTCTTCACCTAGTTCAAATAGGTTCGGGCTCTGGGTGCTCTGACTCATACAAATCCACCTCCCTGAAAACGTTGAGACGCCATTCGAATTCTTTGAGTTGATTGTTCGTCGCTTCGATCAGGAAAGACGTGGTTGGTGGATCAAAGAGCATACGAACTCTAAGGAACATGTAGGTCTTGACGAGATGGAGCTGTTCCGGTGGAACAGGGAACTCGCTCCACAGCGCAGATTCATCCTCGATGAAGTATCCTTCAAGAGGACCAACTCCAAGCTGATTTATGACAGAGAAAGTTGCGTTGATGTGTGTGATGATGTCCAAATCGAATGGAGTATAATCTTCGCTTAGACCCAAAATCTGTTTTGTGCTGATTAGAATGCTGTCTTCCATTGGACAACCTCCTTGGGTTACCAAAGTTTGGTGTCGCCAGGTTTTCTTTCAACGAATGGACGTGTAATCAGGCTCATATCGCTAAAATGAATGGCGTTGTGTGTGTTTTGTGTGGTAGTTATAAGAAATTCAGGATCAAAGATCCAATCTTCGCCATGAATTATGTCATCGACTCCCATCGGATTAATATGGTGAATAAGGAGGTTCCCGTGGATTTCATACCCAGGAACCCCCAAATCACACCCATTATCCCGAGATATGACGATGTCTCGAGCCAGCTTCCACTCATACGAAGTGTAAAACTTCTGATTAATATGACGATCAAACCCAAACGTAGCGCTTCCAACACGTCCGTGCAACATCAAGTACTTTAAACGGTCTTCGAACGTAGATCGCTGTATTAGTTCGGAATACGATTTAATCTCCGTCATAATCGGCTACTTGTTGACCTGCATACCGCCGCATAGCGTTCAATGCGGTCTCATACAGTTCCTCAATCCTCTTAGCGGAGGCCAACTGCTCCGCTTTGACGCCAAGAAGGTGGTTCTCCTTGGACAATCGCTCCTGCTCTAACTTCTCTCTCGTAGATCCCAGCTTTAGATAGTGACTGATTACCTGAGCAGATGCTGTACCTTCAGCCAACTGCTTCTCTGCGAGATCGACGGCGAGGGAGATTAGCTGGTTTTCTCGACCTTCATTCGTGGAGGCAGTTTTACCACGTCTACGATATGGCTTCTTGGCAGCCATTACCCCTCCTTTCTAACCGTCGAATATGGAAGCTTAAGCCAGTACTTCGGCCGGAACGTCGACCGCTTCAGCCACCTGGCGAACATTCCAGTGGATCTTCGAATCCTGAGCCTCTGGGTAAGTGTTTCCCCAGTTAGGATCAACGTCGAAGACCTTGTTGTTCATACCAAGCGTGGCCAACATGATCTGATCTCCGCCAAGCGCAGTACCATCAGGAACATGCACACGATTGATGCCGTTCCATCGATAGATGGCACCATTTGGGTACCGAATGAGTGCGAACATCTGCTCTGGTCCAATCTCTGGTAGTTGTCCTGAATGAACGATCTGGTCACGGAACCAGTTGTAGTCAACGTCATGGAAATCTGGCTTTCGACCAGGCGCCCACTCCTTGTGCCCACATACCATGGACGCGTCAATACGCCCAGCGGGAGAACCTTCAATGATTGCATTCCATGCCCTCGCGGCCAACTCATGTTGATTCGGCCGAGGAGGCGCGTATCCATCGTTCTCGCGTTCCATTCCGTAAACCGAGGAATTACCAGAACAACCTCTCCATCCACCAGATCCTGCGTGGTTGGCGGTACCCGATGCGATAACGTATTGGGTTCCGTCAAATCCTTGCAGGGTGTTGCATAGAGGTCCTGGTAGGTCTTCACGTCCATAAATGCAGACGTTAAGAGAGGGGGCGTTGCCGTTGTTGGATCCCGCAGTGTGATGATCCACCCCACCACGCGGATTAAAGGAGGAAGAACCGCGTTCTCTCCACCCATCAATCTCAACAACAGCTAAGCCAGCAGCTCTGAGTCGATCGGCAATGCCTGTGTCTCTCATTCGCCACCTCCGAACAGCTCAAGCCACTCTTCGGCACGCCGTAGAACAGCCTCATCTCCTTCTTCGAGCACCGACGCGAAGAGAGCAAGCCATTGGATGTCCTCATCTGGCGTTGGATCGATCACGGAGAGAGTCTGAACCACCGAGCAGCCGTCAAGACGGTCGAGGTCACTCGGTTCCGGCATCGTCACCGTCAGCGGGGCCGGCAGTTTCCTGGTCTTCTGAGACCTGTCCATGCTCTTCGCGAAGACCTTCGGCTGCTTCCGAAGCCGTGTCGTGCTCTTCGGTTGGCTCGTCATCTGGACCCAAAACATCACTCATGTGTTTTCTCCATTTCTCTTTTGTTGTCGACTTGACCTTCTGCCACCAACTCATCGGAATAACAAACCGATGGCGATTTCACAAACCGCCGCCCACATAAGTGCTCTTACCAATGGGTTCTCCATCTTCATAAGCGCGCTAATGGCGGCAATTCCTGCGCAGATCGCTGCGATAAGGAATAAGACGTCTGCAACATTAGCGTTTGGAGTTACTAAAGCTGCAAACACTTGCTCTCCTTCCTAACGTTTCTTGTTCTGTGACGCCTTGATGGCCCTTCCCTGCTTATTGGCCTTCTGTTTGGCGCCTTTTCCACGGTATTCTTTACCGCTGTTACCCCACTTGTACCCACCACTCTTGGTTCTGCGAGTAGGCATGTTCCTCCTCATGAGAACATTAGTGCTGGTAGGATCATCTGATTGCCCCACATGGGAGCCGAAGTTCCGGCTTCGCTGTCGATGGAACGCGAAGAGTCATTGATACGACAGTGCTCTGTGAGCCAGACGATGGAATCGGGAGTCTCATCCCCGAGCACTGTTTGAATATACCAACTCGGGAAGTCCGCTGCGGCCCCACCATGACTGAATGTGGGCTGTCCGTACTTTGTTCCGAGCTGCATCTCTGCCCAGGATTCTCCGACATACCGTCCATCAGGCGTCCAGGACCCATCACTGAGTCGCTTGATATCGCCACCATGCTGGTTCCAGGCTTCCTCGACACATTCGTGCTCGAAACCACCCCAGATACGAACCGCGTGAAGAATACGATCCAGCATGTTCAGGACGCCGGAATCCTCATCTGTGGTGTAGTTGGTGTTGAACACAATATCGTGCGCGATGATGAACATGAAGAGCGGAGCCAGCATCATCCCATCGTGACTCATGTCGCGACCGAGCTCTTCTGTCAGGCCCAGAATGTACCGAGCAAGCGCCTCTGAGAAGAACCAATATGCCGCCATCTCTCCTGGAGTGTCGTACTGGTTGGATGCGCCGGTCGAAGGATCATCAGGACGCGTGGGCGGAAGTGGGTAACCAGCTCCGAGAACCGGATGATAGTCATCTGGGTGGTAGATGTTGGATTCAACATCTTCGATGAACTTCTTCTTGGCGTCTGCCAGGAGAACGTTACCAATATCGGGATTGACAGCCCTGATGATGAGGGAACAGACCAGCTTGCAGTAATCGAAGCCGATGAGCCAGTTTCCGCCTCCCGTGTAATCAAGCAGAGATCCTCCGACATGAGAACTTGCCCCGGCGAGTGGCTGATCTGATTCCTTGCCGCGGACGTAGAATCCGTTCGGGCCCATGACGCTTCCACCACGTTGAGTCGGGGAAGCAACGCCATCGAATCCGATGATGTAGAGCCAATCGGCCCACCACTGATGCGCGCTCGCGTCTACCTGATCCCACATCAACGACATGGCAACCGCGTAGTTCGGGAGAGCCCACGAAGCAACGAGCTTGCCGTCTGCACCATCGTAGTTGCTGTTGATGAAAATGGTGTTCATTGCGTTCTCAAGGATCCTAAGAGCGGCGCCGCCAGACTCGTCATGCCCCGTGAGGACCCAACGGAGGGCAAGTGCGTGGCAAGCCTGAGAGTCTGTATTGAAATCCTGACCCTTTTGCTGGGTATCAACGACGTCGATCTGATGCGGCTGGTAGTTCGGGTCCAAATAACGGGTTCCCATGGCCCTGGCCCACTGCTTTGACTCGACACTGTTGGGATCTGTCAGTGCTTGGGCCACGCGTCGCAGACGATCATCACTGTAGAGCACGACAGGACGATTAGATTCCGGTTCGGGCTCTGGTTCTGGGTCTGGTGTTTCCGTTGACACGATTCCTCGAAGAACAATTTGATTAACTGGTCCTGTCACGGTTGTTCCGTCAAATGAAACCGCTCTCCATGTAGTACCGTCATCAACGAAAGTTCCGGGTTGAACGTCGATTGGCTGGTCAACTGTCGCAAGCCAAACGCGAATAACATCATCGGAATGAACTTCAGTAGGCATGTTCCTCACTTTTCTCCGCCAGGAATCCAAAAAGGTCTTTCAAAAAATCCCTCCGGGGAAATTTTGGA